TGGGCGCTATGAATTATCAATGCTCAAAATTCGTGAATGGATTAGTGGTGATAAATCATTCATCCGCATATGGGAAAAGGAAACCATTAAAGGTTATGAGGTTGAAGGTGATGAAGCTAAAATAGTCAGTTATGACGTTAACCCACTAGGCATCATTCCTGCGGTGTGTTTATACGGCAACCGTTCACCTATTCGCGGCATTGGTCACAGTGACATAACAGACGTTGCATTGATGCAAAAAGCTATTTACAACGAGCTATCTGAGATTGAGCAATTAATCCGCATTTCTAATCACCCAAGCCTTGTTAAGTCGGTAGACACTGACGCAGGCGCTGGCGCTGGTAGTGTGATCGAAGTCTCTGATACTGACTCAATTCAACCGTATCTACTTCAACCTAGTGGCGGCAACTTGGATGCTATACGCGCAACCATTACCGATAAGGTTGAGGCGATCAACCGCATGACTCACATGGGCGCTGTAAGGGCTACAGACGCACAAACCAAGTCAGGCGTTGCACTACAAACTGAGTTCCAACTACTGAACGCTAAACTATCTGAAAAGGCTGATTTACTTGAGCTTGCCGAGGAACAATTATGGAACTTGTTCGCATTATGGCAGGGCATTAACTCAGACATTACCGTTGATTACCCTGATACGTTTGATTTGCGTGATTACGGCACAGAACTTGAGTTCTTACAACGGGCTAAAGCATCAGGCGTTAACAGTTCCACATTCGGTAAGGGCGTTGATAAAGCCATTGCGGAGCTTGTTCTAGGTGACGAAGACTTAGCGCAAGCCACTGTTGAGATTGAAGCAGGCCGCACATTGGGTGAATTTGCAGAACCGAACCTAGCATTAGTGGGTAATCCATGAGCCAAGAGGCCATTAATCACGCTAACAACCTCACGGCTTTAGCTCAGTCTCATGGTCGTTTGATTGATGATGCGCTGATGGACTTAGAGCTTGAGGTGGCTAAGTTGATTGATGGTCTACCCACACAGGCTGGCGCATTGAATGACCTATCCGCAGCCATTGCTATTCGTAGGAATTTACGCGAAGCGATAGAAGCGAAGTTACTCAGACCATACAGCGATATGGTTGATGGGCTTGATGAAGTGGTGGCAGGCATTGCTCGACAGTATCAGTCGCAGCTAGTGGGCGGGTTATTACCAACCACTCAAGCCTCGGTGATTGCTGAACTAAAACGGCTCACTTTTAGTGGGTTTGAGGACATAGCCAGCGCCCATCTCGACACAATGGCAAGGCACGTTTATCAATCAACGCTAGTGGGTGAGGCTTCGACTGATTTGGTTCAACGCATACGCCACTCTATCAACGGTGTTTACATCAACGCCAACTCTGACGAGATCAATAAACTGGTTGAGTTCGTGCGTGAGAATAAAGACGACCCAGCCAAAGCTAAATCAGTAGAGCAGGCGGTGGCACGTTTACACACTGAGTACGCGGCAGATCGAACAGGTAACAACCTCAAGCGGTATGTTGGAGGTTACTCACATGATGCTTTGATGCAGTTCAGCTCAAACCTTAATTACAGCGTGGCTAAAGAACTAGGCGCTAAGAAGTGGTTGTATTTTGGTGGGCTGGTTGAAGATAGCCGAGCGTTTTGTCAGAAATACAGAGGCCGAGTATTTACCACTGAGGAAATCAACGACATTTGGGCTAATGAAGTTTGGGCAGGCAAAGCACAAGGCAACCCCTTCACAGTGCGAGGCGGCTACCGATGCCAACACCACTTTAGAGCGGAGTTTGACTAACCATGAAATACATTGATTTAGAAGACCCACAAACGGCTGAACGATATAACGAAGCCATTGCTGACTACACTGTTTTGTTCGGTGAGCACCCGCCAACGATTGAAGCGCCTATTCATTGGGACAGCTTAGAGTGGCTAGAATTGGTCGAGGATTGCATCTGCGAGGGTGAGCCTATGACATTAGATTATCAACAGGGAAATAACTATGAGTGATGCAGTAGAAGTAATGGAAGTAATCGAATCAACAGAACCAGAAAAGACGTTAACACAAGCCGAGGTCGATAAAATCGTTGCGGAGCGTGTGGGCAGAGAACGGCGCAAGTTTGAAAAGAAATACGAGGGCGTTGATGTTGACCAGTTCACTAAGTGGCAAGAGCAACAAGCAAACGCCGAAGTAGAACAAGCCACAGCAAAGGGCGAGTTCGAGAAAGTAATCAAAATGCAGGCTGAAAAGAAAGACGCTGAGATTGCCCGCTTGAGCAAGTTGGTCACGAATAACGAAGTCGATGGTGCTTTATTACGAGCCGCAGAAACAGGCCAAGCCGTAGCGCCAACTCAAGTTACTGAGTTATTGAAGGGTAAAGTGCGGTTAAGTGCCGAAGGACGCGCAGAAGTATTGGATAACGATGGAACTACTCGCTATGGTGACGATGGTTCTCCGTTGACAGTCAATCAATTAGTTAGCGAGTTCCTTACTACTAACCCTCACTTCGTCAAAGCCTCTTTAGGTGGGGCGGGATCAACAGGCGCGGTAGGTGGCAATACATCGAGGCTTAAATCGGTGGGTGATATGAATCCAGCAGAATACGCTGAACATCGTAGCAAGATTGGTCGTGGTAGAAATACAGGCGGTCATATCAAACCCAACTAAAAGCAAGGTGTATCCATTCGGTCACTTTGCATAAATTATTTGTAAGGTGACCAAAATGGCAGCATCAACTACTACTACATTAGACGACCTGTTCGCTAATATCATTAAAGAAGCGATTTTCGTATCGCAAGAAACTTCCCTTGTTCGTAACCTCGTTACTACTTATGACATTTCTGGCGAAGCTGGCAAAGTCGTTCAAGTTCCAGTTTACGGTGAGACTACCGCCTCGGCATTGACCGAAGGGTCGGATATGTCTAGCACTGCAATCTCAACCACTAGCAAGTCAATCACTGTATCAGAATCAGGCGTTCAAGCCTTGTTGACCGATATGGCTGCTAAATCTGCTATGGGTGACGTTGCTGGTGACTTAGGCCGCATCCTTGGCGAAGCCGTTGCTAAGAAGATGGATAAAGACCTTATTGCATTGTTCGCTGGTTTCAGCGCAGGCCAAGGTACAGCCGCACAGGAAATTACTGTTGCTGACATTGTTAAAGCTGCCGCAGTATTAAGCGCTAATAACGCTACAGGCACACCATCTGCTGTAATCCATCCGTACCAAGCGTACCAGTTGAAGTCTAACCTAACCAATGCTTTCGTTAACCCGAATGGCGGTGACCTACAGAACGAAGCCATGAGAACTGGGTTCGTTGCCAATATCGCAGGCGTTAACATCTATGAATCATCCAATATTCTTATTGATGGTTCTGGTGATGCTATCGGTGCATTGTTTACTCCAGCCGCACTAGGTTTAGCGATCAAGTGGGACATCAACATTGAACCTCAAAGGGACGCTAGTATGCGTGGTTTTGAGCTTAACGCTACTGCATGTTTCGGTGTGGGCGAGTTGGTTGACGCTTACGGTCAGAGTCTAACCTTTGACGCTGCCCTGTAAGGAGTAGTTCATGGCTATGAGTGCTGACAAAGACTTGTCGGCCATCTTACCTGACATTCTAACCCTTGGGATTAACTCATTTGTGAGTGAGCATTCCAAGGCAAAGACTGATCTTGTGCGTAGATTACGCAGGGATTGGTGGCCTAAAAAGGGTCTGTCAGGTGAGCTTAATGCCAGCCTACTCACTGAATCTCAGTTTGCCAAGTGTGCTGCTTATCTAGTGTTGTGGAAGTACGCAATACCGATGCTGGCTACATGGGATGAAGGAGATCGCTTTTATAAGATGATTTCCTTTTACAAGCTGCGCTTTGAAGAGGAGTGGGACGAGTTATTAATTGATGGGATTGAGTATGACGCAGACGACGATGGAGTTGTCACTGAATCAGAAAAACTACCCATCCATTTTGGCAGGTTGACACGCTAATGAATATCGGCATCACGATTAACACTTCTGCGGTAATGGCAGCTTTGAAAAAAGCGAGACCATCACCAAGGACGACTGAACGCGCTCTAGGTAGGGCCGCATCAGGACATATTTTAGATATGTTGAAACGTGTTGATAGTGGTGTCGGTCTTAATGGTCGCTTCAAGCCATACCATCCAAAGTATGCAGAATATCGAGCTAAAAAAGGTCGTGGTACAAATTCTGTAAATCTACAGTTCACAGGCAAAATGCTTGCGGGCGTTAAGTTAATGACTAAAAGCCCGTCAAAGGCTGTCATTGGATTTACTCAAGAAGTAGAGCGGAAAAAGGCGATTAGTAACCAACGCAAACGTCCTTGGTTCGGCGTGACTGACAGTGAGCAAGCGCAAATAACATCACGATTCAAGCGGGATATTTTCCGATGAGTGCGAGAGAAAATATTGCAGCTAACATTGTAACAGTCTTGGAACTAATGATTAACCCGATGTTAAAGAAGATCACTCGCCAGCCATTTGATTATGAGCGGCTTTCTAATGCGCAGTTTCCCGCAGTTTGGGTTCAGAGTGCAGAAGAAATTAGAGAAGATATGACGCTCAGTGGAAATAGAGAATCCACTATTAATTACCAAATTGTTGGCTTTGTTAAAGGAGTCAACATTGATACAGCACGAAACGAATTGATTGAAGGTATTGAAAACGCTCTGGACGTTGACCGCACAAGAGGCGGCTACGCTAAGGACACACAAATACTATCAGTAGATACAGATCAAGGCGCTACTGACCCAGTTGGCGGTATTACGTTAACGGCTCAAGTTCGTTATCAGTATATGAGAGGCGAATCCTAATGAAAATGTACAAAGGTAAATCATCCGTGATCGTTCACCCATCACAGATTGAGATCATGAAATCACGCGGTTGGTTAGAGCATAAGCCAACCGCAGCTAAACCAAAGAAAGTAATCACAACGGAGGCCGATAATGGCAACGCATAACGCATCACAGGGTTTAATCAAAGTCGGCTCTGACACACTAGGCGAATTAAAGTCGTTTAATTTCAGTGAGACCGCAGGGACGATTGAGACCACAAATCTATCGTCAACAGCTAAGACGTTCGCAGTCGGTCAAACCTCTTTTTCGGGTTCAGCCGAGGCTTTTTGGGATAACGATGATGCGTCTCAAACTGCTTTATCTAATGGCGCTATTGTCACGATGCATTTCTACCCAGAGGGCGCAACAACGGGCGATAAGTTTCGTTCTGGTACTTGTATCGTTTCCGAAGTGTCAACCAGTTTATCAACACAAGGAACGGTTGATGCGAGCTTCTCCTTCACGGGTTCAGGCGTTTTAACCGAAGCCACTGTTGCTTAAAAAGTTTAGCGGCTAGGGCTTCGGCCTGAAAAGCGTTTTCCCCGATGCGTTGCCGTTAATTCAATCGGGGGATTAACTAATTGGGGAATTATCCATGAGTAAAATTATAGATTCAGCGACAGTCCATTTCACCGAGCGTATGTCGAACATCCGTTCTCTTGTTGTTCCTGAATGGGATAGCACTGAAATCTTCTTTCGCCCTAGCATGAACTTTAAAGATCAAGGCATTGTTCTCAAGTTGCATGGTGATGGACTACCAGCCGAAGCAATTGTTATGACGCTCATTTTGAAAGCTATGGATAAAGATGGCTCTAAGATGTTCGTAAGAGCCGACAAGACTGAACTGTTACTTCGCGTTGATCCCGAAGTAGTGAGTCGAATTGTTAGTGATATGAGTGACGATGAGCCAACCGTTGAGGATGCAATAAAAAACTAAAACAGGATCATGATTTGCGTTTCGCAATGGTATTAGCGGAACACCTTCACAAAACGCTGGAGGAAATCATGGTCTTGAGTACCGATGAAATAATATTGTGGGCAGCTTTTTTGGAGTTAAAGAATGGCAAGTGAAAACGTCAATATAGTCATTAAAGCTGTTGATAAGACGAAGCGGTCTTTTCGTGCGGTGACTATGGGCCTGAACGCAATTAAGAAGGTTGCTTTTTCTATGCAATCCGCTTTGATTGCGGTTGGCGTTGCTGGCTTCGGCTACCTTGTTAAAAAGTCTATGGATGCCACTGATGCCCTCGGCAAGTTTGCTGACAAGGTTGGCATAGGAACGGCTGAATTAGGCGGTCTAAGACACGCAGCAGAATTAACAGGCGTTGCTACCAATACTCTTGATATGGGCCTTCAGCGGATGGTTAGGCGTGTCTCTGAGGCCGCTAGTGGTTCAGGTGAAGCTAAAGACGCTTTAATTGAGCTTGGCCTAAGTGCTAAAGCATTAAACGAACTCGCCCCTGACCAACAATTCCGAGCAATAGCAGATGCTATGGAAGGTGTTGCGGGTCAAGGTAACAAGGTTCGTTTAGCAATGCGTCTATTTGATACCGAGGGCGTGGCGTTAGTTAACACCCTGAAAGGCGGTAGTGCTGCATTAATCGAGATGGACAAAGAAGCCGAGCGTTTAGGTTTAAGGTTGAGTCGTGGTTTAGTTAAAGGCGTTGAACGTGCTAATACCGCTATCACCAACCTAACCAGTTTCCTTGGCGGGATGTTTACTCGGACTGTTGCAGAACTTGCTCCAGCAATTGAAACCATCACTAAGCAATTACAGGCTTGGTTTGAAATGAAAGTTTCAAGCGCAGGCGGTGCGGGTCAGCTTGCTAAAGATATGGCCATAAGTATCGTATCGGCAGCTAGGTCAATCGTGTCAGCGTTTGGATCAATCACTAATTCTATCATAGGTTTTAGTAACGCTATGGGTGGCGTTGAAAACATCTATGA